TATTGTATTTGTTTTATCAGCTGTTGCGATTAATTTGTCTAGTTCTTGTTGATTTGTTATTTTCATAGTTTTTTAAAGTTAATAATCATAAATAAAATCAATTTTGTTTTCTTCCATAAAATTTAATAAATTATTTAAATAATCTAATACTTGTTCTTTGTTTGGAGTTTTTTGTTTCCAATTATTTTTTACATCTTCTATCATGTTTTCGATGTGTGAGTTGGTAAATATAGAATAAAGATAGAAGTTGTCTTCGCCTTTTACATTGTGGCATTGTTCTTTTTTTAAAAAAGAGCATATATAATCTATTGGGATATGTTTTACTCCTTCTATTGATTCAATATTACAACTTCTTAATATTTTATTTTCTTTAATTTTCATAGTTTTTTTGATTTAAGTTAAATATATAACTAAGTTTACAAGCTTAAATGTTAAAGTCAAGCATAAATATTAAATATTTTCGATATTATTAAATAAATAATCTAAACTTCTTATTTTATCTAAAATTAAATTCTCTTCTTCTTTTATATACTCATCTAATAATTTGTTACATATATCTTGCAGATTTGTATTGGCAATAGTATCATCATCAATATATCCCCCACTCCCTAAAGATATGCAAATTGGTTTTGAATCTCCTGGACTTCCACAAAAATATTTTGTTGTAAAGTTATTACCATTTTTAATATTTTTAATTTTCAATTGACTAAGAATACGATTTCCATTACATATCTTAAAGAACGAATTAATTTCGTTTTTTACTTTTTGTGCAGCTCTATTTAAAATAGCTTTTTGTAGTATTTCCTTTTCCATAGTTTTTTTAATTTAAGTTAATTATGTAAATAAGTTTACAATGTAAAATGTTAAAGTCAAGCATAAATATTAAAATATTTTCTTTTTATTGCGATTTTTTTACCTACGAGATAAATCTCATCTTCATACTCAATCGTGGTTTCGTTTATATATCTTCCATGTTTTGGTTGTTCTTTGTGGATAATTTTTAATGATCCAGCCTCAGAAATTCTGCAATTTGTATTAAATTTTTCTCTTAGAATCTGCATTATTTCATGTGATTTTCTTTTTGTGTAGATCGCGATTGGTGTAATTTTTAAATTCTTTTTTGCATTTGCTTTTAAAATGCGATCTCTGTTTTTTTTATAATATTCTTTTTTCTTTCTTACTATTTCAGATTTATTTTTCTCATAATATTCGCTTTTTTTTCTTATTACTTTTTTTTTGTTTTGTTCGTAATATTTTTTGCTATATTCTTTTAATCTTTGTTCGTTTTTTTTTCTATATTCTCTGTAATACTCTTTTTTTTCTTCTTTTGTTTTCATAATTATTTTAATTTAATGTTGTTATCTTTTATTTCCTGTAAAATTCTTTCTATTGATTTTGATATATGCTCCATGTTAAAATTGATTAAAAGTTTCAGTAAATCTTGAAAATTTACCATCAAATTCAAAATTTACTATTCCTGTCGCTCCATGCCTATTTTTAGCAATAATAAGCTTTCCATTGTTAGAAAAATAACTCTCGCTTTGATCTTCGTTTTTATCTCTATGTAATAATATTGCGACATCTGCATCTTCTTCTATACCTCCAGACCCTTTTAAGTCATTAATTGTTGGTTCTTGGTTGTTTTCTACTCCTTTTCTATTAATTTGTGCTAATGCTACAACTGATAAATCGTATTTTTTAGCTATTTCTTTTAATCTACTAGTGTTTTCTTTTATTGCTGATGCTTCATTAAAATTTCCCTGTTGTAAATATCTGATAATTTGAATATAATCTATAAAAACTATATCAACTGGTGATATTTCTAATTGTTTTTTTATAATGTTTTCAATTTGGGAAATATTTAGAGATGATGAGTCGTTTACAAATATATCTAAACTTCTTAACTCCTCTTTTGCAACTTGTAATGATTGCAATTCATCTTGATTTAATTTTCTTCTTTGAAGTTTCCATCCATCAATACTAACCAAATTTGATGCAAATTTTAAAAATACATTTTTTTTATCTACTTCTAGCGAAATAAAGAGGCATTTTTTACCTGATTGACTAGCTTTTAATATTAATTGTTGTGCTATACTTGTCTTACCAACGGAAGGTCTTGCACCTATTACACATAATTGCTTTTTGTGAAAACCGCCATTTAATATATCATCTAATTTATTAAATCCTGTTGCAATAAAGCCATCTGATAGTAATTCTTTCTCATCATTTTCAATATCAGTTATAACTTCCGATATACTTTGGATTTTAGATGCTGAATTATTACTATCTAATTTTAATATATCATTTTGTAATTTTGAAGATAAATAATTAAAACTTTTTTCTTGTAATTCGTTTTTACAATTTTCTATTAACTCGTAAAACTCTCTTTTTTGCCACAGCTCAATTAATGTTTTGGCATAACTTCTTAAATCAGCAATTCCATTTGCTAATTGCATTAATATCATTAAGTATTTAGAGCCTCCTAAATCTTTAAATATCGTATTGTTTTGCATAAAGTTTTTAATTGTCACAGGATCGGCGGTTCCCCCTTCCCTTCCTATTCTTACAAACTCCTTCCAAATTTCTTGATGCTCGATATAAGAAAAATGCTTTGATTCTAAAATATCAGCTACATTTAGTAATAAGCTGTTATTCATTATTGCAGTTCCTAATATTACTTGTTCTGCTTCTTGATTTTGATAAATAGTCATAATTAATATATAAATTCAATTGTTTTTTCTCCAAAATTATCTTTTAAAATACTTTTAATTTCTTGCTTTTGGTTTTCTGGTAAATTCTGCAACTTTTCTTTGTTTTCTTTTGTTGTGTGAAAATTAAGGATTTTATCACTTTTAAGAGATATTTTATTTATTAATGTGTCATTCATCATTTTATTGATTAAATCCGCTGTGTGTTGCTCTCTGCTTGATTCTGTGTTGTTTTTATTTACTTTATTCTCCCAAGTAATAAATTTTTGTTTCCAATTTTTAACTTTATTACCGCTTTGATCTTTCCAATTTCCAGCATTATAATAATCATAGAATTTATTAGCATCTACATAACCGCCTCTTGACTGGTTGTATTCTTTTACTTGTTCCAATGTTGGTTTTTTAAATGTTTTTTTATTTTTAATTTTTAATTCTTCATTCAATACATTTTCATTCTTCATTATACATTCTTCATTTACATTTACATTGCCTTCTGTTTTGCTTATTTTTTGCTTATTTTTTGCTTCTGTTTTGCTTATTTTTTGCTTCTGTTTTGGTTTAGAACCATTGAGATATTTTTTATTATTAGCTTCTAATTGAGGCTTAATTAATGTAAAAATTGTCTTAGATAATCCAGATAATTCAACCTCTTTAAAATTAAGAGAATACTCAGCTATTGCATTGTAAATTTCTAATTGATTTTCTTTCGGAAGTTCTTTTATTGCTTCGTAAAATGATCTGTAAAAGATATAACTATCTCTAGTATTTTGATTTGTCATTGAACCTTGTATAATATGGGCGAGGGGCGAGGTTCAAAACACCCCTCATAAAAAAAACTGTCTTTATATTGAACCTAAGACAAAATAAGTATTTATTAAGTGATTTTAAATGTCAAGTAATTATTTATATTACTACATAATTACTTATTTCTTTTAGATAATTAAAAGCTTCAGTAAATTTTCTAAATTCTTTTCTTAATTCGTGTCTATTCCATTTTTTATTATGGTCAATAGTGTGATCTGTGTTTTTCCAAACTTTATAATTTTTACCAAATCTTGAAAATCCAAATTTTACTGCTTCATTTTCTCGATAAGAGACTAAATAATTTTCAAACTGTGATGTTGAAATATTGTGTAATTGTATGCTTAAATCATTACTAGGATTTTGTAATAATTGCAGTTTTCTAAATTCATTTTTCATAGCTTTTTTATTTAAGTTAATTATTTAACTAAATTTACAAGCTAATATGTTAAAATCAAGAAAAATTATCTAGTTCTATTATGCTCTTCAGAAGCTTTGGAAAAAGTAGCTGCAATAGTTGTTTTAGGCTTTTTTTCTCTCTTGGACTCTTCAGCTTCTCTTAATTGTTCATTTAGATTTTTACGACGATCTAATTCCTGTTGAGGAATATTACTTCTGGATTCCCAAGCTTTTGCTTGATATTCCATTAAGTATTCTATTGATGGATGAGATGTTTCTGATTTTTTCATGATAATATAAATTTAATTGATTAAAACTTAATTATATCATATTTTTTGAAGCAATTCAAGAAAAAACTTTTGCTTAGAAATTAATCATTGATTATTAATCTGGAATCTAGCCTACCAGCAGGGAATCCCAAAACCTGCCTCTTTATTAAAAAAACAAAACATTCCTCTGTACACTAAAAATATTATGATTTTTAATAAAAAAAGTTTTAAAAAAGCCGTAGAAGTAAAACGACTACGGCACAGCTAAAAAAAGCCGTGTGTTATATAATGAATTTAACTAAAATTATTTAATTATGTCGTCAATAATTAAATAAAGATAATTGCAAATATCAGGAGGAGGAAAACTAAAACCCCCTCCCTTCAATCATGCAACTTAATTTTGAGGATGCTGTAATTAACTTAAATCAGAGATGAGTACACCCTCATGGGGAAATGAAAACCCCCAAAAAATATTTTAATATAATAAAAATTAATTTGCAAATAATACTTGACTTTAACATTTAAGCTTGTAAACTTAAATATATAATTAACTTAAATATCTTAAATATGTTAGAACTTCTTAAAGAGTTAGAAAAACTTACTCAAGCTTTAGATAAAGATATCGACAAGCTAAAACTAAATATTAATGAATTAAAAAATAATTCGGAAGAGTTAAAAAATCTATTAATTAAATAAAAATAATCATGATAAATTTAAAAGACACAGCAATAGCAACTATACTTGTTTTAGTTTTTGTTTTCTGTACTAAATCAGCTTTTTTATATGGAATAAATCATTGTAAATCTCTTTATGATAACAATGATGAAATTAGACAATGCTTAAATATTTAAATTATGATTTATACAATAGAAACAAATTCGGGAGGATTTGAAGGCGAGTCTATCGAAGAAATTATTTCAATTATAGTGCATGATTGCATTTCCGAGGATTGGATACCTGATATTAAAGAAGTTCTTTGCGATGGCGAAGAAACAGATTATAATATTTCTCAAATTCAAAAACAAATTGATGATGAGATAGATTATATTAACTATGAAGGCAGAATTGATCACGAAGGAAAAGATACAAATTATTTTGAAAAAAGACTTGACCTTTAACATTTTAGGTTGTAAACTTAAATATATAATTAACTTAATCAAAAAATCATGGCACTAAATACATATACAGAAAATGAAGAAAAGATTATTGATTCTATAAATATACAAATAGAGTCAGTAGATAATGCTATTGCTAAAAAAACTATCACTCCTGGCGATGGCGAAGAAATTATTGATAAGCTATATAGTAGAATATCAGTAATTATGGGACAATCAGTTAAAAGAACAAATTATTAAATTATGACAGAAAAAAAATATAACTTTGGAGAAAAAACAGAAGAATTTGTTGACGGGGTTAAATTACCAGTATGGCAAAGCCCTAAATATATCCAATCAAAGCAAAAAGCAGTAGAACTTATTAAAAAAGGAGATTATGGATTGAGTGAGGGAGATTTTTGGATATTAATGAATACGAAATCCAAAAAAACTATGATATATAGTGGTTTAATTATAAGCCATAATGGTTGTTTAAAAATAAATGATAAACTTGATGATAAATTAAAATTTAAGCCAGATTCAGTCAGTTTTCTTAAAGATGAAAATCAAGAAAAAGTAATGCAATATATTAATGTAAGTCAAGGCATATATGAGTTTGGAGAGTTATCCTCTCTTAATTGTAAAAATAAATACCCTTATGCTATGGTATTAAAGCGTTTAATGGATAGGGTTATCCTTAAAAATAGCAAAGTTGGATTTTTCGGTATTTATTCGGAAGCTGAGAGTGATGAGTTTAAGAAAGAACCAGATTTGAAAAAAGACGATATTTTAGAAGAGGAAGGACAATCTTTATATGATGAGTGTAGAGACTTAAAGGAAAGTATTATAGGCGAGCTAGAAATGGCTATTAATTTAGATAATTTAAGAGAAATTTGGGAAGAGAATGTAAAAGAATTAAAAACTTTAAAAAGCAGAATGCCTAAAATGCATGAAGCGGTGGAAAAAAGAAAAGAAGAGTTAAAAACTAAATTACAATAAAAATAAAGTTTAAGCTAATGATTAGCTTAATGTAAATAATAATTTAAATAAATAATAAAATAATTATGGGAGCAATGTTTGATGAAATAAATTGTAAATATCCTTTGCCAAATTCTGATCTTATAGATACTAGTAATTTCCAGACTAAATTTAGAAATTACTATCTTGATGAATATTCTTGTCAAGACAAGTTTATCATATCTGATGTTGGTGATTTAATTTTAAATGGTAAAATATATCATTTTACGGGTTGGATGGAATTTCATACTTATAAAGAGTACACTGATCCAGCAAATAATAAAATTAAATATTGTGTTAGTTTTGAATATTGGGCTGAATTTTTTAGAGGAAAATTATTTTCTATTAAAGATTGCACAACAGTAGAATCGAAAGAGGTTTCTTGTAGAGAAATAAGTTATGATGAATTTAGCAAAAGAATAAATTCGGATTATTGGAATCAGTAATTAACTTTAAATAAAAACTAAATTACAATAAAAATGACTATAAAAGACAAAATTTTTGATGAAGATGTAATAGAATATATTACAGATTTAGGTATAAATACGGATAGTATAGATAAATTGCAAAAAAAGAAAGTTAAAGAGCATTCAATATCAGTTTTAAAAGAAATAATAAAAGCTATTGAAGAAAATGACTTTTCTTCAATTAAAAAATACTTAGTATACTCACCAGCAGGTGATTGCATGGGTTATAATAACACTTTTATAAATTTTGGTGAAGTTACTGGCTCTAATATGGATATTGAAGATTTAGCCTATTATTTAACAAATGAGCGGTTAGATATAAAATTTTAACAGGTGAGCGGTTAGGTATAAAATAAATTGCAATAAAAATGACTATAAAACAATTAGAAAATAAAATAATTTCTATTAGTAATTTGGTGGATAGGTTTGATGATCTTTTTAAAGATAAACAGACTATCCCTACAAAGCATGCTAAAAGATTTTTAAATAACCTAAAATTACAATTAAATGAAATCAAATAAATTAACAAATCAAGCAATTAATAATATGATTGGTAGACATGTGAAGAATGTTAGATTATCACATAAAAAAAGTCGCAATCAAATGGGAAAAGCTATTAATATTAATCCTCGAACATTGGAGGAAAATGAGAAAGGAAAATATAAATTCACTCTTGAGCGATTATTTTTTATAGCAGATAGTTTTGGTATATGTGTTACTGAATTAATTCCTGCCAAATTAAAGGGAAGAATTAACAAGAACAATAAAACTAATTCCGATAAGAATATATGAAGCTATCATAATTAATAGTTTAGTTAATATGGCAGTTATAATAATTAAAGTTTTTTAATATGCAAGAATTAAAACAAATACAGAAGAAAAATAGAAAAGCTATAATCATGGCTTGTAATCCAAAAGCTAGGACTTATGAGGAAGCCTTAGAAATGGAGCTTGGTATAGGTTGCATTGCTTCGGTAAATAGCAATGACCCACAACCGATAATAGCACAAGGATTTGATTATGATAAACAGGAAAAGGTTTTTGGCTTTACTTATGCAAAAGACATAGACAGCACTTGCGATGATAGTATATTTTTTTTTCCAAATTGTAGCGATTTAAAGATCATAGGAAAACCTCTAACTCTTACCAGAGTTTTAATTGCTTTAAGTGAAAAATGTTATGGTATAGATCAAGCTGAATTAACTGATAATATTCTGATTTATACACGACCCTATGACGAATCCGCTGAGTGGAATTTAACAAAAAAGACTCTTGAAGAACAAAGTGAGAAAACCCAAAGAGAAATTAATAAATTATTAAATGAAGTATAAAGAATATAAAAAACAGTTAGAAAGTATTAAATATTCTAAAAATCAAATAAAATATAAAAAAATAACTACCGCAAATGGTAATGTTTTTGATCAATATGATAATGACTGTGATTTTGAAAGGAATTTACAGATGGAAAATAACTTAAAAAGAAGATATTATAAACAAGAAGATGCAAAAGATTCTTTTTCTTCTTGTTATGCTAAAAAAACCAATCGCCAAAATAGTGCTTTTCATAGTGCTGTAGTGCAGTTATTACCGCAATATAATGAATATTTAGCAAATCATGGGGCAGATAGATTCGGTAAACTTGTATATAATGAAGATACATTTAAAGAAGCGTTAAAAGTGGAGGCAGGATATTTTAGAGAGATAAAAAAAGAAGAAGCTTTAATTTATGTAAAGATGAATAGACAAGAATTAAAAAAACTGTTACCAAATGCAACAGTTGAGGAGTTAGTTGATGCTAGATTGAGGCAAAAAGAAATAGGAAGAATTAGAGATGCTACAAAAGAACAAATGATAGATATATTAAAAGCTATTGAAATATGGGCAATAGATAAGGGTTTTTCATTGTGCATTGAAAAGGAGTTAATGAATTAATAAAATAATTATGGAAAAACAACTAAAATATAGAAATATTAAAATAGAAGTTGATGGGATTAAGTTTGATTCTAAGGCTGAATATACGAGATTTAAAGAGCTTGAATTATTTGAGAGGTTGGGTGAGATATCTAATATAGAAAGACAGGTCAAATTTGATCTTCAACCATCATTTAAAGATGGTCAAGGGAAGATGCAAAGGGCAATTACTTATGTTGCTGATTTCGTTTATAATCGGGGTGATAAAATTATTGTGGAGGATTTAAAAAGTGTTGCAACTGCTAAGGATTCAACTTATAGACTAAAGAAAAAAATGTTGCTTTGGCTTTTTAAAGGGGACGAGAATTATGCTAATTATGAATTTAAAGAAGTAATAAAATGAAAGCAACTAAACAAGAAAGGGCATATATGGGTCGTGTTGCTGAATTAGGCTGTGTAATCTGTGGAGGAATACCAGAAATACATCATAACACTAAAAATAGAGGCTATGGGGCTAAATCAAGCAATTATGATATAATGCCACTATGCCCTCACCACCATCGAGGAGAAGAGGGTATTCATCATATAGGGGTAAAAACATGGGAAGATAAATATAGCGATCAAGATGATTTGGTTAAGCAGGTTAAATTAAGGGTATATGCTGATATATTACAGTCGGATTATCCGGAATATGAAGCGGAAAGAATTGG